TTCGTCATTATGTGTTTGAATCCACAGACCCGTATCGCAGTCCTCGCAGTGAAATCCATCCAACATATCGACAGGTGCCGCCGGTGCCGTATCCGCCAACTCCTCCACCGCTTTTGTCCAATCCGTTCCACCGAAAAGATCCGCCGATTCCTTACTACTCAGCTTTACACACGATGATACGCCCGGAAATAAGAGGGATGACATCTTACAACGATTAAGTTGTAGAATAAAGGGTGGCTCTGGGGGCGTGTCATTTTTTATAATTTTTCGCAGAACGCGTGTGAGCGAAGCGGGGCGGAGGCGGCAAGGATATAAAACCCCACGACCTTATAAGGATGTCGGGATTACTGGCGCTCGGTCCCTACTATGACTATTCGAACGAGTTGAAATATCCGAGTGAACTCGATATTAAGCGCGACGGCGATATTGGAAGGGGAGCGGACCAAATTATTCGGAACGTCACCGGTGTTCAATATTATGTGGATTCAATGGCGTTCGGAACTCCTACACGTCCATCTGCCGGCGGGTACGGACCGATGAATTCGATTCCCCAATCGCCGCTCGGTCTCAATTACTTTTTCAATACCGGACAACAGTGCTCCAACGGTGCCGATATGTACCAATTTATGTCTACGATTCCGTCTGGTTTGCCAGGCGGTATGGGAAAAGGTCTGAAAGAGAAACTTGGTGCCAACCTACAAGGTCTTGCTCCAGGCGTTCTTCAGGATTCATTTGAGGCGATGAATCCTATTCCAATGTTAAACGCTGTCATGGGCACCGGCTATCCTAAATGTAAATTGATGGAAGCTCCCGTCGGAAACGCCGACGGAGAACTTGCCTCCCGTTTTCCGAAACCAATTTATAATGCGAACCCAACCGGTGCCGACGACCCACCGATTGAAGTTCCAAACATCTGGGTTAACCCTGTTGCCGATAAGGTCTATTACAAACCCGTAACTGGACGTTGGGTAAACGATTTAACAAAAGGCTATAAATTTGAACCGGATGATGGGTCCGCATACGTTCCGTCGGGTGACCAACCTCATATGCGCCGCTGGGTATTTGATAAATGGATTTCCGCCGATGAATACAAATGGACACAAAAACAACTGAAAGAAATGGGACGGCTATATTCGTCCAGTGATATTCCCGACCAAAACACGCCACCGGATCCGCCTATTCCCCAACAACCGACTACGAATGAAGATAAGGCGGCACTTCAGGATATGGGGACGGAAGGTTTTACTACAAACCTGAAATCCGAACAAATTACGGCGGGTCTGCTTTTTGCAGGGCTCTTTATCGGACTTATTGCATTCACGGCGGCGAGAAAATAAGCCGCTTCAAGTAAGACGGATGAATATCCAAGGCAGCTTAGATAGTATTGCCAGCGGGGTCACATCAGCACAGAAAGGATTTAACGCCGTATTCAAGCAGCCGACACAGGTGATGAATTATCTACCCGACGCAAGTGCCCTTATTGGACCCGTCTACGATTATTCTGGCGAGTTGAAATCACCAGAGGACCTCGATATTCGTATGGGGAATGGGTCTTTAGAAGGTATTGGACGGGCAGCGGCAGGCGTTGACTACTATGCGGGCGCACTCGGCTACGGACGTTCTATTGGTATCTCAAAAAATGAGGATGGAATGAAACAGTATCCGATGGGTCTAAACTTTTTTCTTAAAGTAGCGGATGCGAAGCTGGGAGCGGCGTGTAGTAACGGTGCCAGTATGTACGAGTACGTGAGCACCATTCCAACCGGCATTCCTGGTCCCCTTGGCGACAAACTTGCCGAGGAAATGAAAGGTATTCGGCTCCAGGGACTGGCACCAGGAATTATTGGGGATGCTGCCGCCGCCCTTAACCCCGCCCCGTTCTTTTCTGCCGCCGTCGGCTCGGGCTTCCCTCAGTGTAAACAAATGCGGGCGATGGTTGGCGATGCCGAGGGAAATATACGCTCTAAAAATCCGAATGTAACGCGTCCGTGGATTGATGTGAGCCAAAGCAATGCTGAAAAACCAAAACGTAAATTGTTTAAGAAGAGAGATAATAAATACTATGAAACACACTGGGTATTTGATAAATGGATAAGTGCCGACGAGTATAATAATACACCAAAAGTATATCCAAAAAAAACTAAAAAAGGTAAAAAGACCATAATTGAGGATTTTCTCTCAGAGCCGTTTGGCGGCTCGAACCTTGCCGCCGGCGTTCTTTTCGCCGCCCTTTTCATCGGAATTGTAGCATTCAAGGTATCGCGAAAATAGACAACTAGAGTAAGAAGGCAAGAAGGCGATGGATTTTCTAGATAAATTAAAGACGGAAGTCAAACAATATACGCCTGATATGAAGACTATTTTGGGACCGAAATACGACTATTCGGCGGAAATACCAACACCAAAAGGTATCGGTGTAAATTTCGGAGACGGGTCGTGGGGCGGTATTAAAGGTGCAATGGCGGGTGTAGACTACTACTCAGGCGTGATTGCATTCGGCGAGAAAACTGGATTTGCGAAAGCCAATATCAGTCAATCCATGAACCCCCTCGGACTTCGGTATTTTATGAGTTCTGGTGCTACTTGTTCGAATGGTCAGGATATGTATCAATACGTAAATACAATTCCGCAAGGACTTCCTGGACGCCTCGGTAACGAAATACAAGAGACGCTTGGTGTAAAACTCCGCGGCTTAGCACCCGGTATGTTTGAAGACGCAGCGAAAGCGCTCAATCCAATGCCGATGTTTAATGCGATGACAAATAGTGGCTACGCTCGTTGCCGTAAAGTAAGTTTGCCAGTAGGAGACCCTGAAGGACGTATTCAAAGTCCAGTCACCGGTGAGTGGTGGATTGACCCTTCCAAAGAAGCCCTCACCTACCCTAACGGAAAACCCCACGCTAGTCATTGGATTTTTAATTCGTGGGTAAGTGCGGATGAGTACGCGGCAGATAAAAAGGTGGAAGGCTTCCGTGACGGTCTAGGACAGTCCAAGGTTATTGCCGGTGCCCTTTTCGCTGCACTTTTCGTTGGACTCACGGTATTTACGGTCGCTCGTAAATAGCCCATACCCTAATAGGAATACGCCATATCAGCCACCGATGTACATTTCTTTTTCAAGATGCGCTCTCAAATCAAATTATACCACTGGCAGACTATGAGCTACAGCCGGCATAAGGCAACCGACGAAGTATTAGAAAAGTTGGACGGGCACATCGACCGCTACGTTGAGGTGTACATGGGAAAGTATGGACGCCCCGAATGAGTGCCAGCACAAATACAACCAAGCTTTCTAATTTGTCAGAAAACTCAGCTGTCCGTTTCATCAAGGCATGTATCGGCTACCTCTTGACGGATTTGCTGCCAAACTCTGACCGCCGCCCTGCCGATTCCGACCTTGCAAATATTCGCGACGAAATGCTTGCCGAACTCAACCAGCTCCTCTATCTCTTCACCCTCCATTGAATACCTGGATTTCGAACAAAATTGAAGATATATTTGTTAAACTTATGTTATAAGCATAACAAATGGGACAGTACTACTACGCAGTCATTTTGGACGCCAACGGCTGGATTCGTGTGTGGATGGCACCTGGATTCGGTGCGAAACTGATGGAACACTCGTATTTGGGCGGCATTGGTGTCGGCACATTTGAGTGGGAGCTTACGCCTGAGGGTCGGCATCATATGTCGCGTGTTGCATGGTGCGGTGATTATGCAGATGTGGAGCCAGGACTCGGCAAAAATCTACATTTGATTTGTAATGAGCGTAAGGATTTGATGATTGCGCCTACTGCCGCCACGTTGGGCGAATATCCGTTTCTAGTCAATCATACAAAGCGGCAGTTTGTAGACAAGAGCAAGGTTCCAAAGGGGACGGGAGGATTCCAAATCCATCCATTGCCACTTTTGACTTGCGAGGGGAATGGACGGGGCGGAGGGGACTTTGACGGCACGTCGCCCCTGATTGGATCCTGGGCACGGGATGTTATTTCTGCGGAAAAAACCGCCCCTGCCGATTTTACGGAATTGGCGTTTGACCTGGTGGCAACGGATTAGTGTTCGTCAAAAAACCCGACCACCACAACAGGAATGGGCTCATGGCAATCAAATACCTCGTGGTGCTGGAGTCCTCGTGAGCGGTGTCCTGAACATACGCCGCCTGTCAAGAAGAAGAGTTTTGTAGAACTTACGGAAGAGGAACTTGATAAGAAATGGTGGAAGGAAAATCAGTGGATGTTTATAGAAGGTAAAGTGTATGACCACACGGATAATGATTGGAGCACTTAGTTCCTGAAAAAATTGAAATCAAATCCGGTTTTTGTTAAAAATTCAAACATCTAGAAAATGTCTGAATTTGGATTTCTAATTTATTGTTGCTTTGAGTCCAAGATGTCGCCGCATCTATCTAGTTCTACGGTTGGTGGTAGCCTGTTGCTTGACAAGGCTGTAACCGAGACGGAGGCGGTTGAAAAGGTAGCAATGTATCAGAAGCGCGCCGAAACACCGTCTGTGTATAGCAATCCGTCGGAAACTCGTCGTTATATCTACATCAAGAACCAGCCGCATTGGTGGTAATAATTATTAAACCATAATAGAGATGCCTGATTGGCTACTAGAACGAATTTTTCCTTATACTCAACAAGTAAAAGTAAAAATTGAGACACTAGTATCATCAAAAACGATACTGAATATGAATACTACAACTTTAAAACTTATAGCGGTTGGTGTAGTTGGAGGACTTCTTGGATTTGTGGCTGCACGGATTTACTTTCATCCGTCCCCCGCCCCTCATGTCCATCATGTCCCTCATGCCCAAAATGAAAAATCCATGAACCCCGTGGAGCCCGCGGAGCTAGCCGAGCCAGAAAAGCCAGAAAAGCCAGAAAAGCCCGCGGAGCCTGCAGCCCCCACCATATCCGTTGAACAGATTGATACAACCAATCCATTCAATAATAAAAAGTTTGACCCAATCTTAGACGATAAAGAATATGTTATTGGATTTATGTATAAAATGGAGGCGCTCAAAAAAGCCCTAACTCGTCCTCCA